AGCATCGGCTTCGACTGGTACGAGGACGGCTACTACGGCACAGGCTACCAAATCGACCAACCTATCGGAATCCTGCGCGAGATTTCGATGGTACTCACCGGAAACGATCCGCGCGCCAAGACTATCGACCAACTACCGACCAAAGCACAGGGCCAAGGGGCCGCCAAGGACGGAATTGGTAATCAACAAGCAACTAATCAGGAGATCGACATGAAAGATCAGCTCACTCCAGACGAGAACGCAGCCATCAAGCGCGAACTCGCCGAGGTCGTCGACCAGTTCACGACCGACGCCCCAGAGTCAGCAACCGAACCAACCGCTGACAAGAAAGACGAGGGCGAAGCCGAAGCTGCACCAGCTACCGACAGCCTACGCAGCCCGGTCATCATCATCAAAGACCGCGTGAAGCAGGAAGCCGCCCAGAAATACACCGACTGGCGCGTCTCCGCAGAAGCAAAGAAAGCCTACGCAGACCTCGCCGGCAAATTCGGCAAATTCGACGCAGGCTTCAAGGCAGCCTGGGCCAACACCCTCGCCAGCCACAAAGCCAGCATGACCGACGGCATCACCGGCCTCGCATTGCCGGTTGACATCAACCAGCTATTCATCAACGCCATCAACGAGGGCAACACGGACAGCGCTCGCATCCTGAGCCACTTCCGCAGCCTCGGCGGCAACGGCTACCAAATCAACCTAGTCGAAGCAGGCGAAGGTGAAGCCGGTCGCGCACACGGCCACAAGAAAGGCGAAACCAAAGCCAACCAAGAGCTCACCAACACCATCCGCTCCATCTACAACAAGATGGTCTACAAGAAGCTCGACCTCGACGCTTTGGAAGTCAAGGAAAATCCAGAGATCCTCGACATCCGCGCCCAGGAGCTCATCGACTCCATCATCGTTGAGATGGCTCGCGCTGCGGTTATCGGCGACGGCCGCGCATCCGGCACCCCAGACTATCGCATGTTTGACGGCACCCGCGGCTTCTACTCGATGCTCGACGACGCCAACGCGCAGAGCGGCATCGGCACCAAGCTCGCCACCGCCATCACGGTAAGCGGCAACCTCTACGACGCCTCAATCGACGCCGAGAGCGCAATCGACGCAGAGGGCGGCCTCATCTACGTCGCGAAGAAATCTGCCATCAAGGCATTCCGCAAGGCAACCAAGCAGAATGGCGACTACGTGGTGGCCCCAGGCTCCCGCATCGAGGACGTCCTTGGCGCCCAGGCCGTCTACGCACCAAAGTGGATGGACAACGCAACCTGCGACGTCATCGTCTTCGCCAACCAGAGCTACGGTTTGACCGGCGAAGCCAACCCACAGGTCTACACGGACTTTGACCTCAGCAACAACACCAACGTCATGCTCGCAGAGCAGGCTCGCGGTGGCTCTTTGATCAAGAGCGCAGCCGCCGTCGCCATCACCCTCGGCGAGTAAGGCTAGAAAGGCATCAGGAATGACGCAAGACGACTTCAAATTCCTCACCGGAATGACGACGAGCTACACGGACGAGCAGTGGAACCAAATCCTCCAATCGGCCAGCATCCGCCTCGCGTCCTTCCTCTGCCTGGACGAGCTCCCGACACCGCTCCCGGCAGACCTCGAGGAACTCCTCGCGAACTTCATCGCGGGAGTCATCACCCATCAAGGCGGCGGGGCGGAGATCGAGAGCAAACACGTCCGAAACTTCACGGTAAATTTCAGGCGCTCGACTGCCGCCAACGCTTTCGCGCAAATCGCCCAGCAATACGGCGACACTATCGAGAGATGGACCGAATGCGGCCTCGGCATCAACGTGAGCGACAAGCCACGGAGATGCTGCCCATGACAGTCTTCGAAGCCTTCCCGAACGGACTCGAGGCCTGGCAAATCGGCACGATCAACTACAGCACGATCACAGGAAACACAACCGCGAACTGGAAGACCATCAACGTCATCGCGGACGAGGTCCAGAACGAAACCGCCCCGAGCCTAAACGCTCCAGGCATCGAATCGGACACGCTCCTATACTGCAAACCAGCCGAACTGCCAAGCACCAGCATCCCGACGCTAATCAGCGACTACGCCGTCAAGGATCCAGACGGACGGACCTACTCCATCGTCAAGGCCGGCGCTGGCAAGAATCACGAAACCGGAGAGCTCGAGCACATCGAGCTAATCGTCCGCCAAACCAGCACCATCCCAGGGGGCCAATAATGGCCAAGAACGTAGTCAAGAGCGTCCAGCTCAAATGGAACAAGACCGCCGAGCGGCAAATCAGCCGCGCGAGAATCGACGCGACCTTCAACCTTGGCTACGACATCGCGGCCAAGGCCAGAGAGAACGCCCCGGTCGTGAGCGGCGCCCTCCGCAACAGCATCAGGGTCGAGCCAATCGCAGCCGACAAAGGCATCCAGGTGATCGCGGGCGGAGCATCGAGCAGAATCGCCAACGGCATCGTCCGCTTCGTGAACTACGCAGCCAAACGCGAGCGAGGCCCGAACCGCAACCCAGCCACCGAGCACTACATGGAGAACGCCATGAAAGACATCCTCAAGGGCGACTGGATCAAGAAATACTACGGGCACATCACCCAGAAAGGAGCTAAATGATCACCGCAGCCATCCTAATCGCGATGACCAACGACATCAGCGAGCTCACCCTAGACAAGAACGCCTTCTGGGAGGAGCCACCGCTCGCCAAAGACGGCAAGCCAGCCGAGGGCGTCTGGATCGCAACCCGAGGCGGGAATCAGAGCAACGCCAAGGGCATCAACAACGCCACCACCGCCGACATCTACGCGACCTTCGCTAATCGCACCAAGACCGAAGAAATCCACAAGGCCATCGCCGACTGGATCAGGAACCACGCCACAATTTGCGAATTGAGCGGAGCCGTTGGCGGCAGCACCTACGACTTCACAAACGTCCGAATCCGCCCGGCCACATCGCCGAGCACCTACGGAATCACCGAGAACGGCAACATTGTGAAGATCGCGAGCGCCCTAATTTACTACGACATCAACCACTAAAGGAGAGAACCAAATGGCAATCAAGAACATCACCCAGCTCCGCCGCGTTGTCTTCCGCAAGAAAGCAACCGCCGCAGGGCCATGGAGTGTCTTCACGCTAGAAGCGGACGACCTCGGCCAAGACACCGTCATGTCCGTGAACATCGCGCCGCGCACTCGCAGCCGCGCGTCCAGCCTCGGCACGGCAGAAACCCCAATCGAGGGCAGCTTCAACGCGCTCGCCGGCTCCATCACATTCCTAATGGACACCTGGAAGATCCTCGGCGAGGCCATCCAGAAATGGACGGCTTCTACCTACGCGTCCGCAGGCGCAAACGACGGCCAAATCCTTCTGGGCGACGGCAACCTTTGCGGCGACGGCCAATATTTCAGCGTCATCGCTCAGGGCTTATGCGAAGACGGCAGCGTCGCTGACATCGAGCTCACCCGCTGCTTCCCAAGCGTCGACGATGACATCGAGATCGGCACAGGCGACACGCCAACCGCGACCCTAAACCTGCACCCAATCGTCTACAACGCAGGCCTACACAGCGCAGACGGCTACCCAGCCTACACGGTCCGCTTCGGCGACCAAGACATCACTAAGAAGACTCGCCTAAACGCCGCAACCGGCGAATACGACGAAGTCCAGGGCTAGTCGGCCAAGATGACGGCGCACGGAATCACCCTAGAATCAGCCAGGGCGGAGCTCGAACAGAAAGAGCTCCACTTCCGCGCGTCGGACTTCCTGTCCGAATCAGAGCAAGAACAACTTCGCGAGGTCAACAGCAAGCCAGCGGTCCACATCAAGCCATACGACGAAATCGACGCATTCGTCGCCGAAATCCTCGCCCGCTTTGGCTGGCAGGCCTACCAGGCATGGCAAAGCGGAGAAATCAGCACCGACAAGATGCTGCGCTACGTCGCGGCGGAACGAGCGCGAGAAGATCGCGGCCGCCTACCGCTCGAAACGCTCATCTTCCTATCGGTCGCAGGCTCGAACCATCCAGACAAGAACGGAAAGCCTCCGAAATCACTGGCGCGCGCACACAAACTACTCCAACAAGAAGCAAAGAAAGGAGCTTAAATGGCATCAGGACTGCAAGAGGTCGGCCAGGCTATCATCAAGCTAGTCTACGACGACAAAGACCTCAAACAGCAGGGCGACAAAGTCGGGCTGACCATGGGCGCGAAGCTAAAGACGGCGGGCATCGCGGCTGCGGCTGGCATTGGCGCGGCGGTCGTCGAAACGACAAAGAAAATCGGCGAACTCGCCAACAAATCCGCCGAAGCCTACGGCGAATTCGAACAGCTCGCAGGTGGCATGGAGAAGATCTTCGACGGCGTCGACCAGAGCATCATCCTCCAGGACGCGCAGAACGCCTGGAAAGACCTCAACCTCAGCGCCCGCGAGTACATGACCAACATCACCGGCGTCGGCGCTACCTTCGCCCAAACGATGGGCGACAAAAAGGGCTACGAAACAGCCCGCACCGGCATGAAAGCCATCGCGGACTTCGCCAGCGCAACAGGCCGCAACGTTGACGACCTAATGGGCAAATACCAGCTCATCAGCCGCACCGCCGGCTCATACCTAAGCATCGCCGACCAGTTCGCCGGCATCCTCCCGCAAACTACGAGCGACTTCCTCAAGCAGGCGCAAGCTGCGGGCATCCTCAGCAAAGACTACAAGAAGCTCACCGACGTGCCGGTGGCCGAATATCAGGAAGCCATCACCAAGATGATCGAGAAAGGCGTGGGCGACATGGGCCTGCTCGGCAACACGGCAGACGAAACGGCCAAGACCCTCACCGGCTCACTAGCAGGCGCAAAATCGGCAATCGACAACCTCATCACCGGCTTCAGCGACCCGAGCGCAGACATCAGCAAACTCGCCGAAACGGCGCTGGAAGCGGTGGGTGCATACGCCGACAACTTCGCCACAATCCTCGAACGAGCGCTGGACGGCATCCTCAAATTCATCGGCGAGAACGCGGGCGGCTTCATCAGCAAAGCGATGGAGTTCATCACGCGAATGGCCCCGAAGCTCATCCAGGCCGGCATCAAAGCAATCGGCAACATCGCGCAATACCTGCCGCAGCTAATCCAGATGGGCATC